CGACGGCTTTTTGGAACACATGGGCCGGATCATGAACGACCTGATCGACTACGTCTACGACACCAAGCGGGACGTCGGGATTCGGCTGGCGAACGAAGATCACAAAGTGGTGCGGATCAACGAGCCGTTCAAGGACCGGGAGACGGGCGAGGAATATCACTACCGAATCGGCGAAGGCAACCACTCGGTGACGATCACGACGGGGCCGAGCACGCAATCGCAGAGAGACGCGGCGAACAAATTCGCGGACGCGCTGAGCCAGAACCAGACGATCATGCCGCGAATTGGCGACCTGGTGGTGAAGCTGAAGAACCTGGGGCCGATCGGGGACGAGATTTCGAAGCGCCTGGTACCGCCAGACATCGCGGCGCAGGAAGGGCAGCAAGGGCCTCCGCTGCCGCCGGCGGCGCAGCAGATGATGGCGCGGCAGAAGCAGACTCTCATGCAGCAGGCGCAGCTCATTGCGGAGCTGCAGAAGCAACTCGAAGCGAAGCTGCCGGAGGTGCAGGCGAAGGTGGCGATCGCGACTTTGCAGGAAGATACGAAGCGGCTGGCGATTCAGAGTCAGATTCGGATTGCGGAGTTACAGACGGGCGTGCAGTCGGCGGTGGCGAAGCTGGAGGCGCAAGTGAGCGCTATTCAGCACGCGATGGATACGGCGGATTCGCAGGCGGACCGGGATCACGAAGCGGCGCTGGCACAGCAGGAGCAGGAAGCGGCGGCGGCGCAAGCGGCTCAGAATCCGCCAGCGGCAGCCGGGCAGAGCGGCCCGGCTGCGGCGGCGGCATAGGTCCGGGCTACGCCCGAGTTGGCAGGTCGGTGACCTGCCCCACAGAGTTCGCCCAACGCGGAGGGCGTAAAAGACCGCGAGTTGTAAGGAGAAGCGCGTATGGGAGACGCAACGAATGCGACCTCGTCAGTCGCGGTAGAAGCGCCGAATGCATTGGACACTTTCACCGGGAAGCAGCGGGACGAGTGGCTGAAGAACGGCACACCACAGCCGAAAGACGAAGCGGAGTCGGCACCCGCGGCAGTAGAGGGGCAAGCGTCCGAGCCTGCAAAGGCTGAAGCAATCGCGCCGGCGGCGGACCCCGGGAACAAAGAACGGGAGTCGAGAGGCGAGCGCCGCAAGGGCGAATTGAGCGCCGAGATCCAGGATTTGCTTCGACAGCGGCGGGAAGCGCGCGCCGGATTGGAAGCCGATCTGGCCGCTGGGAAGGCAAAACCCGCCGAGAAGGCCGCGGAATCGGCAACCGCAACCCAGCAGCCTACGGACGGCGAGCCAGTGCCACCAGATCCGGAGAAATGGACCGGCACGTGGGAGCAACTGGAGAAGGCGAAGATCCAGTACTTCAAGGATCTGACTGATTGGAAGCTGAAGCAGCCGGAACGCGACCGCTTGGCGGCGGCGCGCGTGGCGGCGGAGGCGGAAAACAAGAAGACCTTCGAGGCCTGGGCGGAACGGCGTGACGCGGCGATGGAACTGGACCCGGAGTTTGCCGATGCGAATGACATCGTCGGCAAGTTCTTCACGGCCCAGGGTGTGGCGCCGCTGATCATCTCAAGCGAAGTCGGGCCCGAGCTGGTGATGCACTTCTACCGGTTGCCGGTGGAAGAGCAGAAGCGAGTGGTGGGGCTCTCGCCAGCGGCGCTGGCACGCGAGATTGTGCGTGTGGAAGCGAAGCTGAGCGAGGCCAAGCCAGGCGCCGCAGCCGAGCCGAAGCCCACAGCGACTCCTCAACCGAAAAAAACGAGCGCAGCGGCCAAGCCGGCCACGGAATTGAGCGGCAGAAGCGCCGCGAATACTGTGGACGACGCGGAGGCGGCGATCGTGGCCGGCGACAGTGCGGCCTATCAGCGAGTCATGAACGCGCGAGACCTCGCGAGACGTAGGCACTAAGTCCGCGTTTCGTTGACGCCGCGCAAAGGGGAAACACGTGGCGAACACTTTTCAGGTAGTCGATTGGTTGTGTCAGGAGAGTCTACGGCTGCTCCAGAACAAGCTGGCTATCGCGCAGTATTTCAACACCGATTACAACGACCAGTACACCAAGGAATTCGCCGTGGGCGAGACCGTGCGTGTGCCGCTGCCGCAACGCTGGCTGGTGACATCCGGCCTGGGCTATCAACCGCAGGGGATCAACCGGCTGTTCACGACAGTGACGGTCGATCAGATCTTCGGCATTCACTTCGAATACGACTCGATCGAAGCGGCTTTGAAACTGGAACGCGGCCGGGAGAAGTTCAAGGCCGAGTATCTGGACAAGGCCATGGCGCAACTGGCGCAGGAAATCGAGAGCCGCGCGGCAGCGTGGGCGATGGCGAATACCAACAACATCGTGGGCGCGCTGGGCACGACGCCGACGAGTTTCGATATCTCGGGGCAGGCGCGGCAGCGTCTGATCGAAAACGCATGTCCGCCGGGCGAGAAGGGCATGATCGTGAGCCCGGCCATGATGCGGACGCTGGTGTCGAATTCGACGCCGCTGCAATTCAATCCGCAGAACGAAGTGGCGAAGGCCTTCCGGGAAGGCTACTACGGCTACGCGCAGGGGTTCGAGTGGGACGAGAGCATGTCCCTTTATTCCCAGACGACGGGCGTTTGGGCGACTCAGTCGAACGGCGTGCAGGTGACGAGCAACACGCTTAACTCGACCGGCGCGGTCACCGCGATCAACGTGAGCTGCACGACGGGCGACACGTTCAACGCGGGCGACATCATCACCATCGCGGCGGTAAACAATGTGAACCCGGCGACGCGGCGTTCGACCGGAACGCTGAAGAACATCCTGATCACGCAGAGCACGGTCGGGGTGGCGAGCGCGGCAACGCTGCAAATCCAGGCCGGAACGCAGGGCCTGGTCGGGCCGGGCAGCCCGTACCAGAACGTGGACGCGCTGCCGCTGGCTAACGCCATCGTGCAGTTGATGCCGGGAACGACGATGGTTAACGCGACGGCGAAGACGGGAATCAACGGTCTGGCGCTGCATCGCGACGCATTCGCCTTAGTGGGGGTGAAGCTGGAGATCCCGAAAGCGTGCGAAATGTCGAGCCAGGCGCGAGACCCGAAGACGGGTATCTCGGTGGCGTTCGTGCGCATGTTCGATCCCATCGAGCGCAAGATGGTGAATCGCTTCGACGTGTTGCTGGGCTTCGGCAACCTGTACCCGGACAACTGCGCGGTCCGGATTGCGAGCCTGCAATAGGGCAGCCAAGAGGGGCGGCGAGAAACCGCCCCATCCCAAACAAGGAACATAATCCAACCATGAAGACTCTCTCGAAACAACTCATTCTCGCGGTTGCCGTGCTGTGCCTCTCACTCGGGCTGCACGCGCAAGCGACGCTGCCGAGCACCACGCTTTCGGTGGCACTGACCGGCTCGCCGTCCTCGGCGACGCCCGGCAATCAAGTGGACGTGATCACTCTCGCGTCCTGCAGCAGCCTGGTCCAGAACTCGGTCGGACAGTGGCAGACGCTGCTGTACGTCGATACGGAGGCGATGGACGTGGTGACCGAGATCACCAGCTCGCCGTGCCAGTTGAGAGTGGTGCGCGGGGCTTGGGGGACGCGCGCGGAACTCCACAACTCGAGCGCCGTGGTCTACGTCGGGCCTCCGAGCTGGTTCGGCGGCCAGGCGAACGCGGGCTCGATCGGCACCAGCGACCCTTCGGGCGCATGCATCGCGGCCAATATTGCGGCGCTGCCGTATATCAACGTCAACAGCGGCGCCATTTTCACCTGTACCGGGTCGCAGTGGATCAAGGTACAGACGGGGACGATGGGGCCGACTGCCTCGACGCAACTGCTGAGCCAATTCTGCACCGGGGTCGTCGATCAAACGGCGCTGACCGACTTTCTGACCGATGGAGTGGCCTGCACTGGCAACACCACGGCGGCGCTGGCCGGCCACATCGTGGTCAGCAGCTCGGGCACCCTCTACAACTTACAGGTGGCATCCACGGCTAACGCGGCGGGCACTTCCGCCAAGGAGGTGGCCACGGTGTTAAAGAACGGCAGCGCAACCACGCTGACATGCGCGATGGGATCGGGCAAAGTGTGCAGCGACCTTACGCATTCGGTGGCGGTGGCGGCGGGGGATCTTATCACGTTTCAGTTCCTCGCCGGGACGACGGACACGGCGGCCAACATCACGATGTCGGTCGAGAAGCAATAGCGGACAAGCGGTTGTCCTTGGGGGCGCGCCCGCGGCGCCCCGATTTTTCTCCACAGGATTGGCAGGTCCGGGCTGAGCCCGGTTGGCAGGCCGGTGACCTGCCTCACTTCGAAAGGAACTTATGCAACAGGAAAGCACTTCCGTCCTTGAACCCGTGTTCGAGGCGCGCCACATGTATCACCCGACGGAGGCCTCGCGCATCGTGAGGACGGCCGAGGAGCTGCGCGCGCTGGGCTCGGAATGGAGTTCGAAAGCATTTCCGGCGCCGATACCCGAGCCGGAGCTTGACCGGGTGGACGAGCTGGCGGTGGTGGTGGCGGATCTGACGGAGCGCGTGGAAGCGCTCGAGCTGGGAGTTACTACCTTCCCGGCAAAGCGAAAGAAGTAAGCGATGATATTGCAAGAGGGGATTGTCGATCCGGCTTTCAAACTGCTGGGGCTGATCGCGGCGGGGCGTTCGATGGCGACCTGGGAGTACGCGGACGCGCTGGATGCGATCAACGCGCTAATGGACATGACGAGCGTGCGGGGGCTGGTCTTCCAGATCACGGATGAGACATTCAGCCTGACCGGGCCGGCGCTGTACACGATAGGCCCGGCGGGAACCTGGGCAACGGTGCGTCCGCTGCGGATTCGCGCGGCGATGGGGCGCGCGTCGAATGGGGCGTCGCGGCTAGTGCGGATCGTGGACGCAGAGGAATACTCGACGATGTTCGACGGCACGGCGACGGGGCTGTTCGCGCAGGTGCTGACGTGCGACTATGCGGCGCCGGAGGCGACGATCCGGCTGAATCCGGCGCCAGTGACGGGCGCGACGATCGAGCTGTGGTCGATCAAGCCGCTGGCGAACTTCGCGACGATCACCGATGTGCTGGCGCTGCCGCAGGGGTACCTGGAGTTTCTGAAGTACAACCTGGCGGTAGCTTTGGCGCCGGCATTCGCGGACGCGAAGCTCACGCAAGAGACGGCTGAACTAGCGCAATCGACGATGGCGGCGCTACAGACGTTGGCGATGGAGACGCTGGGCGACCCGCTGGTGACGCAACTGAAGCGGCAACAGCAGGCGCAGCAGCCGCAGGGGACGAATCGATGACATTGCAGCAAGGGATTGTCGATCCAGCGTTCAAGCTGCTGGGCATCCTGCGGGCCGGGCGACAGATGGCGACGGGCGAATACGCGGACGCACTCGATGCGATCAACGCGCTGATGGACCAGGCCAGTTCGGAAGAGGACATGGTCTACCAGATCACGCGGGAGAGTTTCCCACTGACGGGGCCGGCGAGTTACACGATGGGGCCGGCGGGGACGTTCGCGACGCCGCGGCCGGTACGGATCCGGGCGGCGGTGACGATCGCGGCGGACAGCGCCTCACAGGCGGTGCGGGTGCTTCCGGCGGAGAAATACACGGAAGCGGTGGTGGATCGGACGGCGACGGGAGTGTTCGCGGACGTGCTGACGTGCGACTACGCCTCGCCGGAGGCGACGATCTGGCTGAATCCGGCGCCAGTGACGGGCGCGACGATCGAGCTGTGGTCGATCAAGCCGCTGGCGAACTTCGCGACGATCACCGACGTGCTGAGCCTGCCGCAGGGATATATCGAATTTCTGAAATCGAACCTGGCGGTGGTGTTGGCGCCGGCATTCGCCGGAAGCAAGCTGACGCAGGAAACGATCGCGCTGGCGCAAGCGACGCGAGCGGGGCTGGCGAAGCTGTACCGGCAGACGCTGGGGGATCCGTTCGAGCCTCCGTACGCCCCGCCGACGCCACAGCAATACATGCCGATGCAGCAAATGCCGCGGTGAGGAAACCATGTCACTCGTATCGGACATCATCAACGACTCGCTTTTCTACATCGGGGCTTACGGACCAGGCGAAACGGTTGCGACCGAGGATCAGACGTTCGGACTGCGGTGCGTGAACCGGCTGCTAGACAGTTGGAGCGCGCAGAAGCTCTCGCCGATCGGGGTGAAGAACGTGCAGTATGCGCTGAGCGGGGCGGCGTCGTACACGTACGGGCCGGCGAAGACGTGGGCGGCGACGACGCGGCCGATCAAGGTGAAGGCGGCGTCGACGATCACGGCGTCGGGGATCGAGACGCCGGCGCAGATCGTGACGGCGGAAGAGTGGGTGCAGATTCGCGACAAGGTGCGGACCGGGCTGTTCGTGCGGCAACTGCTCTACGACGGCGGTTATCCGACGGGAATCGTCTACGTGACGCCAATTCCGGCGGCCGGGAACTGCTCGTTGTGGACCTATGAGGCGATCACCGATTTCGCGAATCTGACGGATACGGTGGCGTTGCCGCCGGGCTACGAGACGGCGCTCATCAAGGCGTTCGCGATGGAGCTGTGCATCCCGTTCGGCCGGCCAATACCGGACGGATTACCGCAACTGGCGCAAGCGGCCATGATGACGATCCAAACGCTGAACTCGGAAATCCTGGGCGTCCCGATGCAGGGAGCGCAACAGGCGCAGCAGCAGCAGCCCGGAGGCGGCCGGCAATGACGTTCGCGGACCTATTGAACCAGGCGGCGAAGGCGCTGGGGAAGCTGCGGGCGGGCGGCGGCCTGTGCGATTCGGAGCTGGCGGACGGATTGAACGTGGCGAACGCGCTGGTCGACTACTGGCTGACGCGGAAGGCCTTCGTGTACACGGTGCGGAGCGACCTGTACGCATTCACGGACAAGCCGGCGCCGGATAACAACCGGCCGGCGGTATACACGATTGGTCCCTCGGGAGCGGACTTCACGGCGCCGCGGCCGACGCGGATCGAGCACGCGAACATCTGCCTGACGGATCAAGTGCCGGGGGTGTTTATCCCGGTCCAGATCCTCGACGTGGACGAGTGGGCGGCAATCACGCTGGAGCAAATGCCGGTGACGCTGCCGACGAAGATGTACTGCGATTACGCGTTTCCGAACGCGAACCTGTTGTTCTGGGGGCAGCCGACGCTGCCGTACCTGCTGCAACTCTTCACCTGGCAGCAACTCGCGGCATTCACGGGGCTGGGCCAAGTGATCGCGTTTCCGCCGGGCTACTACGCGGCGTTTCTATACACGCTGGCGGAGCTGGTGGGGCCGCAGTGGAACGTCGAGGTGCCGGCAATGGTGAGCCGGCAAGCGATGAAGGCGAGAGCGGGGATCGCGGGGCTGAACTCGCGGGCGCCGAGATTGCAGACGATCGATTCGGGGATGCCGGAGAACGGCGGACGCGGGCGGGCGACGTTCAACTACAGGACGCGGACATTCTGACGTGAGATTCGACGCATTCACTTCCGGGTTCTATTCGTTTCCATCGCTCGATGCAGCGGCGCAGATGACGATGAACTATTACCCGGACCTGGTGGAGGGCTCGCTGCCGACGGCGGGCGTGCCGCAGGGCGGAGAGAAGGCGCGGAAGGTGCTGACGCCGACGCCGGGGATCTCGCTGTTTGTCACGCTGCCTCACGCGCCAGTACGCGGATTCGCGGTGGGCGGGGATGGATTCCTGGCCGTGGGTGGGGCGTACCTTTACACGGTCACTGGGGTGACGCCGTTCTATGCCGTCCACGGCTACGGGGGCCTGGATGGGGCTGGCAGTGTCGGCAACGACAACTTACCGGCGCAGATCATCAAGAACACGGGCGAGGCGCTGGTGATGTCGGCGGGGAACGTATTCGTCGATCAGGCGAACACGCTGACGCAGTGCAAATTCTCGTCGCAACTCTACGACCTGGTGATCAATTCGTCGGGCTACCTGACGGGCGACACGGGCGGGATCTTCGATCAGACGGACGTAGGCGCGACGGTGGTGATCAACATGGCGGCCGGGGCAGCTCCTCCCGGCTCGACATGGAACATCGGCACCTACACGATCAACGTGGTGAACGGGGACGGGTCGGCCGGCCTGTCCAGCTCGCCCGGTACCAGTGGGTCGATGGGCGGGAGCGGGTATGAATACTCACCGGTGGCGCAAGCGCTGAGCGGCCTGGCGATCGACGCCGCGACGGGGGGATTGACGGGCTACGCCTTCCAAGCGGGGGACGTGGGCTGCTTCATTTCGATCAGCAGCGGCACGGGCTTCACGGTGCAGACGACGTTTATCGAATCGGTGGTGGCCGGCGAGGCCTTTGCCTTCGGGGCGGGCTGGGGGACCTGGGGCTCGACCGGAGGGGCCGGCACGATTACGCAGCCGGCGTATCTGACGGCGGCGCAGATCGCGTATCTGGATGGAACTTACTTCGCATCGCAAGCGGACACCAACGTGGTCTACTACTCGGCCAACTCGGCGGAGAGCAACCAGCCGGGAGTGAGTTGGGACATGCTCAACTTCTTCACGAAAGAGGCGTACCCGGACGCGGTGAATGCGCTATTCGCGGATCACGAGCAACTCTATCTGCTGGGGGCGGAGCAATCGACGGAAGTGTGGAGCAACACGGGGAGCGGGACTAACCCGTATCAGCGGAACCCGAGTTACTTCATCCACTACGGTTGCCAGGCGGCGTTCAGCGTGTGCCGGCTGGGCGGAGGGGTGGCGTGGATCGGCGGCGAATCGTCGCGCGGGCAGAGGGTGGCGTTTCTGGCGACGGGGTATGTGCCGCAACGGATTTCGACGGCGGCGATCGAGAAAGCGTGGGGAGCTTATGCGGCGGTGGCCGACGCGGTGGCGTACACGATCATCCAGGATGGACACGAGACCTGGAAGATCAGCTTTCCGACGGCGAACGCGACCTGGGCCTATGACAATACGTTGGGCGAGTGGCATCAGGAGGGCTGCTGGAACGGAGCGGGGTGGGATCGCGCGCGGGGCGCGTTCCATGCCTGCATCGGAATCGGGACGCGGGCGGAAGTGCATTACCTGGGTGACTGGTCGACGGGCGACATCTACACGACCGCGGCAACGAACCTACAGGACGGGCTGGCCTCCGGAGCGGTGAACATTCACCGGCGCCGGCGAGCGCCGCACATGTCGAACGAAAAGAAGAGGCGGTTCTACGCGCGGTTTCAACTCGACGCGGACAACGGGCTAAGTGACATCGAGGGGGCGGCGCGGCGCGTGTTTTGGAACAGGCTGGGAGCCAGCCGAGACCGGATTTTCCAAGTTGACGACGACGGAAGCGGCGACCTGACGCTGAGCTACTCGGACGACAACTGCGGGAGCTTCATTACGCGCAGCGCGATCAACGTGGGAAGCGCGCCGCGGGCGGTGACGCTGGTGGCGGCGTACCTGGAATTCGTGGATGGGACGGGGTAGCGGATGTCGACGACGACGATTCCGATCCAGGCGCCCTTCTTCGCCGGGCAACCATTCACGGCGCTGAGCGCGCCATGGGCGGGGTTCTTCAACGGACTGCAATCGAGCATTGCGGCCGTCGCGGCGGCGCCGACGCCTGGTACCGAGACCTACTCACTGAGCGCGCTCGGGACGCTGGCGATTGCGAGCGATGTGGCGCCCAAGGTGTACGTGCCGGAAGACTTCACGCCGGCGACGCTGCGGGTGGACCTGAAGCAGGCTCCGGTGGGGGCGAACCTGGTGATCGTGCTGAGCTACTACACAACGCCGGGAGTGACGACGCTGGTGTGCACATTCACGGTGGGGCCGGCCGAGTTAACGAATACGCAAACGACGACGGTGGCGGTGCCGAAGGGCACGTTCTGGGAAGTGGACATTACGGGCGTGGGGACGACGTTTCCGGGATCGGACTTGACGGTGACGATCCAGTGACCGCGGCGACCAAGGGCGACCAAGGGCGACCAAGGGCGACCAGGGGCGAAAAGGCGGTGACCAGGCGGTGACCACGATGGCGAAACTCGACCCGCGGTACACGGTGAGTCTGAAGGGATTCGACCGGCGCGGGGCGGCGGCCTCGATTCACCATGCATCGGCGAGCGGGTTCACGGTGTCGGGATGCTGGAGCGACCAGGCGGACTTCGCGGTGGTGTACCTGTTCGATGCGGACGATAAGTTTGGGCACCTGTTCACGAGCAAGTATCTGCCGGATTTCTCGCTGGCTTATGTGACGCTGGACTTCGATTTGTCGCTGACGGGGTGCATGTCGCCCGTGAGCGCGATGTACACGAACGCGAAGTACCAGAGCGTGCCGTGGGGGAAGATCGGCTGCCTGACGAGCTTGAACGTGATCGGCGAATTGGCGCTGCCGGCGCCGACGTCGACGACGGGCGGGAACTGGGCGAGCTGCACGTACACGGTGAGCGGGACGCCGGCGGCGTACGACCGAGTGCAACTGATCTTCCAGGGGAACCAGGTCTTCGACTACATCGTGCCGGGGGGCGGTGCGACGCTGGCCGCGATCGCGGCGAATCTGCTGGGGCAGATCAACGCGACGAATTGGTCGACGGGGCTGATGGCGGTGCCGTCGACAAGCACGTCGTTCACGGTGGGCCTGGCGGGGGCGCAAGCGCTGGTGAATGTCGCCGGCACGGCGCTGACGACGGTAACGGGCGGAGCATATCAGAGCTTCGCCGGGTTCCAGCCGGGGCCGGTCTCGATCAACGGGACGATCTACACGATCCTGACGGTGAATTCGCCGACATCGGCGACGCTGACGAGTTCGGCGGGAACGCAGACGTCGGTGTATGCGGTGTGTCCGCTGTATTCGCGCGATGGCAATGGGATCGAATTGCTGACGATGCACAAGACGGCGACGACGATCCTGAGCCCAGTGGGAACGTCGAAGCTGACAGGCGGAGCGGACCCGGCGCCGCAGCATTACCACCTGGACTTTTCGGCGCTGGGCCTGGCGAGCTGCCGGCAAGTGTGGCTGACGCTGGCTCCGTGGCTGACGTACGACTCGGGGGCGGTGAACCCGGCCCTAGTGCCCTTTGCGCCCGTGGAGTTCTCGGCCGTGTTTGCGAACTGGACGGTGGTGGATGTGGCGGGAGTGACACCACTGAAGCTGGCCGGGCCCGGGTCAGTCACGATCGGGAACCGGGACGCGTGGGTCACGTACTCGGGGAGCGGGTGGGCGCAGCAAGCGGGCGATTACTTTCAGGGGTTCGCGCAGGCTTCGTCGAACGCGGGCGACACGGTCACGGTGGGATACGTGTGCCAGTACACGCACAGCCTATATATGGGGACGCAGTTGGCAAGCGGTGGCGGGGAGTTCAGCGTATCGGTGGATGGGGGCGCGGCGGTGGTGGCGAACACCTACGTCAACGAGAGCGGGATATTCGCCGGAAGGGTGTTGATTGCGAGCGGCCTGACGGCCGGTGTGCACTTGGTGGTGGCGACGGTGAGCAGCGGGGGATGCGTATTCGACTACCTGCAGGCGGCCGTCTTGAGCGACCCGGTGGCGCCGGGAGTGACTTACCCGGCGCTGAACGCGGCTTGCGACTATGACACGGATCAGACGTACAAGATTCCGCCGGCGCGAGCGCTGTGGATTCTCTCGCAGATGGGATTCCAAGGGGATCTCGATTTCTACGCGGGAGTGTTCTTCGCGCTGAAGCGGGTGCGGGCGGGCGGGAACTTTCACCAGGCGACGGTGACGCTATCGGGGACGATCGGGGCGACGGACATCGTGTGGCTGACGGTGGGCGGGACGTTTCCGAACTCGGGGACGACGATCAGCGGAGCGACCACGCAGGGGGGAAACCCGGCGGGTTCCGGTACGCTGGGCGGAACGGTACTGGGCGCGGCGGCGTATCCGGCGGACACCTTGAGCACGCTGGCGCAGCGATTGGTGGACGCGGTGAACGCGGTGTTCGTGGGGATCTGCGCGGCGCCGACGACGACGGCGGGGCAATTCACTATACAGGTGTTGAGTGCTATCAACGGATTCAGCCTGGACGTCTCGGTGAGCAGCGGGGCGACGGTGAGCCTGGCGGTGGCGGGCGACATCGGAACCACGGGACTGATCGGCGGACAAGAGGGTGTGTGGGCGGTGGACGCGGCCCAGGCCTCGCCATTGAACCGGGCGTTCAAGGATTACCTCACGGACCTGGCCGGGCTGGTGGCGGCGGCTGGGCAGACGATGACGGTGGCATTCTCGCAAGAGCTATTGGCGCCTCCGGACGCGAACACGGCGGGCGGAGCGTGGGCGCAGCGATTCGCGGATGGATCGACGGTGCTGACGGCGACGGGGTTCGGGAGCTGGGGCGCGGGGTTCGTGGAGTCGGTTGCGGCGGGAGTTTACCAGCAGACCGGGCACGGATACATCACGGGGAACACCGGGCACTTCGCGAGCGGGACCGGATTCGGCGAGTGGGCGCTGGTGGTAACGGATGCGAACCACTACACACTGGGCGCGCAGGTCACGAACTCGGGCAGCTACACGCCGGCGGCTGGGGACAGCGTTTACATCGATCTCCAGACGAGCCAGTGCACGTTCAATCCGGCGACGGTGACGGCATACATCGAGAAGTGCTACGTGCAGGCGGCGGGGATACTGGCGACGGCCGGGTTGGTTCCCTGGCTGCAATTCGGCGAGGTGGGCTGGTGGTTCTTCTCGAGGGTGCACAGCCTGGCAGTGGGATACGCGAGCTGGACGGCGCCGATCTCGATCGGGACGGCCGCGGCGCACACGCTGGCGACGGGCAACCGGGTGATCGGTGCCGGCATTCAGGGCAACACGGCCGCGAACGGGGACTGGCCGATCACGGTGACGGACCCGACGCATTTCACGCTGACCGGATCGAGCGGGAGCGGGACGTATCTGGCGGGGACGGGGACGGTGAGCGGCGGCGGGATGGCCTACTACGACGCGTGGGCGGCGGCGGCCTCGGCGGGAGCGCTGGGGCGCGCGCTGGCCAACTTTCAGCACCAGGACGACGATCCGACGGTGAACGGGAGCGCGGACGCGTGGTGGCTGGCGGGATCGATCAAGACCCACATCGACACGATTCGGGCGGCGGTGCTGGCGGTCGAGAGCGGGGCGAAGTTCGAGCTGCTGTATCCCCAGGACGTGAACGCGGCCGCGTGCTACTGGTCGAACGACCTGCCGTATCCACAGGGCGGCCGATTGAACGCGGCGGTGAACTTCCCTTCGGCGTACCAGGCGCAGAGCGGGTCGGGGATCGACCGGCTGAAAGTGGAGGCGCTGAGTTGGGGAGCGACGTACCGGAACCTGACGAACTCCCGAACCGCGATCGGCTTCGCGACAACGGCGCCGTGCTCCTGGCCGTTATCCGCGGTGGCGTACCTGATACCGATCTTCAACGGCGGGTGCCCATGGAAAGCGGAATACCTGGCCGCGATAGCGGGGGGAATTCAGCAGGGGAACCTGTGGGCAGCGGACCACATGGTGCTGTTCGACTGGCCGGCGCGGATGCCAGAGAACGCTGGATTCGCGGTGGTGGAGTGACCTTCGAGCGGACGACGCGGTACGGCCTGGTGCGCGGGATTCTGACGGACCCGGGCCTGTACGACCACATGACGGACGACTCGGCGCCGCCGCGTGAGAAGTTCGAGGTGAACACTCACCCGGCGATCCGGTATGTGATCGTCTACGACGGGTTCGAGGTGCTGGGGCTGTTCTGTTTCTTCCCGCAGAATGCCATCTGCTGGGATGCGCACGTGGCGCTGCTGCGGAAACTGCGGCCGGAGACGACGCGGCGGATCGGGCGCGAGGTCATGGAGTGGCTCTGGGCAAACACGCCCTGCCGGCGGCTGGTGGCGAGCGTGCCGGAGTGCAACGGGGCGGCGGTTCACTACGGGCTGGACCCGGAAGGGATGGGCCTCGAGTGGTATGGCCGCAACGAGAAGTCCTTCCTGAAGCGCGGGAAGCTGTGGAACCAGGTGTTGATGGGGCGGAGCAGACCAGGGGAGTGAAATGCCGGGCATAATCACGTCGATCATCGGGGGAATTCAAGGATCGCACGCGGCGCACAATGCGGCGAACGCGTTGAGCGGCGGCTACAACAATGCCGGGCAGACGGTGATCGCCGCGGCCAACCAGGTGAACCCGCAGATCACGGCGGCGGCGGCGCAAGGGGCGGGCAACGTCATCAACGCGGGGCAGCTCGCCGGGCAGGGCGTGGTAAACGCGGCCGGGACGGCGGCGAACAACGCGACCACGGCGGCGAACACGGGGATCGCCGGACTGAGCCCGTACACGACGGCGGGGAGCACGGCGGCGAATGCGCTCTCGGCGGATCTGTTGCCGGGCGGGCAGCTCAACACGCCGTTCAACGCGCAGATGATGGCGGCGACGTCGCCGGGATACCAGTTCCAGTTGCAGCAAGGGCAGAGCGGGCTGGCGCGTTCGATGGCGGCGGCGGGGCTGAGCGGATCGGGCGGGGCGCTGAAGGCCGCCATGCAGTACAACCAGAACTACGCGGGGACGGCCTACAACAACGCGTTCAACCAGTACACGACGCAGAATCAGAACCTCTTCAACAATCTGAACAGCCAGGCGCAGCAGGGGCAGGCGGCGAGCACGACGGCGGCGGGGCTGGGGGTGAACGCGGCGCAATATGGCGGGACGCTGAACACGAACGCGGCGCAGTATGCGGGCACGACGGGAGTGGGAACGCAGGAATACGGGGCCGGGCTGAATTACGGCGCGGCGACGACGACGGCGCAAAACACGCTGAGTGCGAACAACTATCTGGCGAACACCGAGATCGGGGCCGGGCAGGCGCAAGCGCAGGGCGATATCGGCGCGGCGAATGCGTGGAACGGGATGCTGGGTTCGATCGGGACGGCGGGGAACGCATTGGCGACGGGCGGGGCGAGCATGTTCAGTAACCCGTTCGGGTCGAGCGGCGGCTACGGCGGTGGCGGCGGTTACGGGGTGGCCAACAGTGGGGCCATGGCTCCGGTCTCGAGTTCCGGGTACGACTTCACGGGCGGCGGGATGTATGGCGCCAACAACATGTTGGCGGTTCCCAATGGGACCTACTACTGACATGGCGCCGGAACAGCCGAACACGGCCGAGAAAGCGGCGACAGAGCCCGCTTCTCCCCAGGAAAAACCCGCGGTTACCCATTGGGATCCGCACTCGGAGGCGCACGCGCGGCGGCGGCGGGTGCCGAAGCAGCCTCCGGCAGGATGGAAAGGGCCGCGGCAGAAATAGGGAAAACACATGCCTGTCGAAATGGCACCACCGATTTACGGAAACCTGCCGCAGATCCAGAGTCCGCAGAGCGAGAACTTCCTGCAGACGGCGCAGCAGACGCAGCAGCTCAACCTGATGCGGCAACAGCAGCAAAGCCAGGCGCTGAGCATCCAAGAGCAGCAGATGCAGCTCGCGAGCCAGGCGGGGATGATGCAGGCGTGGCACGCGGCGGGCGGGGATCCGACGAAGCTGGCGGCGCTGGCGCCGCAGTACAACGTGCTGCCGAAAGACATGATGGGGCTGCAAACGACCCTCATGGGCATGGCCAAGACGCGGGCGGAGACGGACAAGGACACGCTGGCGGCGGCGGACGCGAAGAACGACATTCTACATGCGGCCTATCAGCCGGCATTCGAGGAGAAGGATCCGGCGAAGCAAGCGGCGGTGGTGGCCAGCATCAATCAGAACCTGCTGAAGCGGTACCCGAACTTCCAGCCGACTGACCTGATTCAGTACACGGGCCCGCAGGACCTGCTCAACGCTGAACACGCTTACACGACGCACCAGTGGATATCGGCGCAAGCGGCGCAAATGCGCGGGGCGGCGGCGGGCGAGCAGGCGACGACGGCGGCGACGAGAGAAGGCGCGGAGCTGCCTGGGCAGCAGGCGGCGTCGCAGATGACGGCGCGGAAGAACGTGGCGGCGCAACTCGCGGCGGCTCCGGACGCGGCGACATACGACCAGACGCGGGACTCGAGCAATATGGCGGCGCAGTTTCCTCCCTCGCGGCTGGTATTCGACGCCGGCGGGAAATGGATGCCGGGGCAGCAGACGGCGGTGCAGCGAGTGGGGATGACGCCTGAGGAGCGGACGCAAGCGGACCAGGCGGCGGCGAACGCGGGCAAGCCAAAGACGGATGCGGAGCTGGCGGCGGCTGCGGTGTATGACCCGGCCAAGACGCCACAGCAAAACGCCGAGGCCGCCGAGCAGCGGCTGGACGCGTCGAAGCGGGCGGCGCGGCCGGTGGTGAACGTCAATACGGCGCCGGCGACGCCACCGATTACGGCGGCCACGCCGCACGGCGAGGATTTCCTCTCCACGCTCGATCCGACACTGGCGGGAGTCGTGAGGCAGTACATGGACGGGCGCAAGACGTTTCCTTCGGGGAAGGCCGCGGCCGATCCATACTTCGTGAAGCTGAACGGCCTGGTGGCGCAAGCGGATCCCGGATGGAGCGAGCAGCGGGGGCAAGTACGGAAGGCATTCACGACGGGAGCGGACGGGCGGAACATCGGGGCGCTGAACACGGCCTCGGTACACCTGGATCAGTTGAGCGACGCGGCAACGGCGCTGCGAAACGGGACGTTCACACCGGCCAACGCGGCGTATCAGTACTTCTCGAGGATGCTGGGCAGTCCGGCGCCGACCAACTTCGATGCGTTGAAGAACGCGGTCGCCGGCGAGCTGGCCAGCGCGTTGAAGGGGAACGCGACGGACCCGGAAATCGCCAACGTGGCGCAGAGCATCCGGTCGACGAATTCGGCGGCGCAATTGTCGGGGGTGGTGGAAACGAACCTGCACGTGCTGGGGGCGAAGCTGGGCACCTATCAGCAGCGATACCAGCAGCAGATACCGGGAGACTCGACGTGGAGTCCGGTGCTGCCGGCGGCGCGCGCGGTGTTTCAGAAGCACGGGTTCGATCCGGCGGCGGCGGCGAGCCCCTCCGGAGGGGGACAGGGCGGTGGGCAGGCGGCGGCGAAATTCAACGTGGGCGACTCGGTGATGTATCAGGGCAAGGCTCACAAGGTGACGGGCATCGATCCGCAGAGCGGAAAGCTGACGTTGGCGCCATAACATGGGAACGCTTCAAGTAGATCCGTCGCAGGTGCAGGCGATTCACGTGGACCCATCGCAAGTGCAAGCGATGCCGAAGCAGCAGAGCGCCTATGCGCCGGGGGCGCCGCAGACGTGGGGGAACCTCGGGCACGCAGCGCTATCGAGTGGCCTGGGAATTCTGAAGGTTCTGGGGGAACTGTCGCCGCCGGGATTGATGGTCGAGGGCGTGAAAGAGGCGTACCAGGCAGCCACCGGGCAGCACGTGGATACGCCGGCTGTGGTGAAGATGGCGCTGGACCTGGCGAAGTCTCATGCCGAACAGGCGCAAAAGGCCTATGAGGCGGTACAGAACGGGCAGTACAGCGAAGCATTCGGGCACTCGCTGGCGGCCGTAACGCCTATGGTAGGACCGATGGCGGCACATTTGGCGACGCGGATGGCGGGCACGGATCCGGCATACGACAAGTACGGCAACGTGGTAACGCAGGGGCAGCATCCGGACCCGACCGGCGCCATTGGCGAGGCAATCCCGCAAGTGGCGCTGGCGGCGGCGGTCCCGGCGGCAAGGGCCGTGGACGAGCTTGGGGCCGGCGTACGGGGAGTGGACGCGGGCGCTGGGGTGGCGGACGCGGAGGCCGGCCCGGGTGTGCCGGCGGCGCCGGCTGTAACGCCTGCGGCCTCCGGAGGGCTGATTAAGAGCACACTGAATCCGACGCAACAGGCGGCGGTGGATTATCTGCGATCGCAGGACGTGCCGTTGAACGCGGGGACGGTAACGGGGAATAAGTTCGTTAAGGGCGCGCAGGCGTTGGTGCAGAATCAGCCATTGGGCGCGCGCGTGGCTGCCGACGCGGCGAGGGCGACGGAGCAGGGATTGACTCGAGTCGCGGGCGACCTGGCGGACCAGGTGCACCCGAACCCGGCGACGCCGGAATCGGCCGGGGCGGCGGTGACCGGCTCGCTCAATCGGCAGATTGAGAACCTGAAGCTGCACGAGGACGAAGCCTATGGCGAAGCGTGGGCGGGCGCCAACGATCCGGCGAATGCGGTAAGCGTCCCGGTAAAGACGATTCAGCGGCCGGTATACGACGCCACGGGGAAAGACACGGGGCAAACGGAATCGGCGCCGGTGATGGCGAAGGTGCAGATGCCCGTCGACGTTCGCGGGTTGAAGCAGCAGCTCGCGCCGGTGATGGACTCGATGAGTTGGATGCCGGCGAGCGATCAGGCCTCGAGCGCGGGATTCCAGGCGGTCAAGAAGATTCTCGGCGGTCCGGACTTCATTCCGGCACAGGCGGCCGAGCAAGGTCTTGGCGGTCTGAAGACGATGGCGCGCACGCCGAATGTGAACTTGCGAAACACGGCGCAAGGGATGGCGGCGGGAATCATCCCGGACCTGCAGGACGGGATCGATGCGGCGGTGGCGAAGGTAGACCCGCAATCGCTGACGGCGCTGCAGCAGGGGCGGGCGTTCCACGCGGATAAGATGGGGATCGCCGAAGTGGCGGACCAGCTCCGCGACGAGCCAGTGCAGAACTTCAACAAACTGACCTGGCGCAATGACACCGGGATCGATTTTCTGCGCAAGATCGGCGAGCAGGCGCCCGATGCGCTGCCCCAAGTCGGCCGGGCATTCGTCACTAAGCTGTTCGACCAGGCCACACAGGAAGGCGGGTTCGGGCGCGCGCAAGGGCTGCTCAACCAGTGGGAAAACCTGGGGCCACAGACGAAGCAAATGCTGTACCCGAATCCAGGGCTGCGGAGTTCACTCGACAATTTCTTCCTAGGCGCGAAGATGGTGGCGGAGAACCCGAACCCGAGCGGCACGGCCGTGGTGGCGCAGCTCATACCGGGCGGGATGTTGATGGT